TAGATGGCGATAATTAAGACTAAATTTGACAGAGGTGTTGAAGGAGCAACTAATATAGTTGATAGTGGTACTGAAGGTACTAAAGTAGCTTCTGGTACTACAGCACAAAGAGGGTCTACTACTGGTCAATGGCGATACAATACTACAACTGGATATTTTGAAGGAAAAAGTGATAGTACATTTTTAACTTTAGAACCAACACCAACAGTTACAAGTGTTGATGTCACAGAAGTAGATAGTCAAGCAGGTGGAAATCAAACTATTGTAGTAACTGGAACAAATTTTAGTTCTGGTGGAACAATATCTTTTGTTGGCTCATCAGCTAATTTTAATGCTTCAACAACAACACATAATTCAGCAACTCAACAAACAGCAGTAGCTCCTAAAGCAAGTTTTTTAAATGCACAAGAACCTTATAGAGTTAAATTTACTTCTGCTAGTGGAAAAGTAGGAACATCATCAGCAGGATTAATTAATGTAGATAGTTCTCCTGTATGGCAAACTTCAGCAGGAAGTTTAGGAACAATTGTTGACAATGCTACTGGAACACATTTTACAGTTTCAGCAACAGACGCAGATAGTGATACAGTTGCTTATGCAGTTCAATCTGGTTCTATTCCTGCAGGTACAAGTTTAAATACATCAACAGGTGTAATTTCTGGTGACCCTACAGATGTCACAAGTGATACGACTTCTAATTTTACATTAAGAGCAACAGCAAATAGTAAAACAGCAGACAGAAGTTTTAGTATAATTACTTCTCACTTTATACCTACAATGCACCATGTAATGACAAGCACAGTTACAGCAGGTTCAACTAGAAATGCGGCTATTTGCGTAGACCCATACGATAGTTCTAGCGATAGTGGTTCAGGAACTACAATTACAAACAGATTAACAAATAGTATCACAAATTCAAGTATTACTTTAAATGGTTTATCAAGAGGTGGTACAGGTAAAGCTAAATATTGGGAAGCAGATAGTAGTACAAACTCTTATATGAGTTTTGGTGCACCAACAGGATTAACAAATAATACTTCAGACAGTTGGGCTTATTGTGGTTGGTGGAGACCAAATTGGGAAGTTGATGATAGTTCACAAACAACTAAAGTAATTTGGGCATTGAATGATGGTGATTGGTCACCAACTGGTCAAATAGGTGTAAGATTTGGTCAAGCGAATGGATTATATATTCATTCTGGTAATTCAACTGGTTTATTAAATGTAGGAATACCAAGTGCTACTTATACTAATAATTGGGTATTTATTTGTGTATGGCATAGAGTAAGTGGTGGAAGATATGCAGGACAAGCATTTGCTTCTGCTACAAATTTATCTGACCATGCTACAGACACAACAAGTTCAAGTACGCATAATGGTAATGGTTACAATATGATTATAGGTGCAAGACCAGACAGTTTATCTGAAGATATACCTGATGGAACTCGTATAGGAACACAAGCCGCTTGGTTTGGTGGTGGAGATAGTTTTGTATCAACAAGTGAGGGTCATGCTGATGCTAAAACAAAATTTGAAGCTATCTTTGACGCAACAAAAGATAGATATGTGTAATGGCTAGAAAAAAAATTACACCAAAAGAATTTAGCGAAGCAGCTACAGGAATTAGACTTTCGAGTCACGAAAAACTTTGTGCTGAACGCATGAAAGTATTAAACGAAAATATAAACGAATTAAGAAAAGAAGTAAAATCTTTAAGACAAGATGTATCAAAAGGTAAAGGCGCTGTAAGTGTACTTGTATTTATTGGTGGTATTATTGGTATTATCTTAGGTTATTTTAATTGGGGATAAACATATGGAGTGTGAGTATGGCAAGATGGTTTGCGTTCGCGTTCACAATGTTAGGCACATGGATTTTAACTAACACAAATACTGAGTATTTCTCATTAGGTTGGGGAATATCAGCAATATCAACATTAGCATGGGCGTATTTTGCCTACAAAGATAAAGACATTCCTCGAGGATTAATGGAACTATGTTTTGTTATCTTATGTATTAGAGGAGTAATCAATTTTTATTAAATGGCTAAAAAGAAAAATAATTTACTTGCAAAAGAAGAACACGAAACTAGAAGTAAATTTAAAAAAACAAGCATTTCGACTAATCCGTCCAGGATTAAATGGTCATCAATGAATAAATCAAAAAGAAGACAACATAAAAAATGAAAATATCCGATAACACATCCGTTGCAATGCCAATGCGTAATTTGATTAGCATAGTTATTGCAGTAGCAGTAGGCGTGTGGGCTTACTTCGGCGTTATTGAAAGAATAAATAAATTAGAGACAAATAAACAATTAATGTCATCTGATTTAGAAAAGAATACAGAATTTAGAATTAAATGGCCGAGAGGTGAAATGGGTTCACTTCCAGCCGACAGCGAGCAATTCATGCTTATCGAGGATCTTTATAAATCTGTAGAAAAATTGCAAGCTCAACAAGAAGCGGGAATGCATAATAAAGTAAATATAGAATTTATACAAAAACAATTAGAAAAAGCTATTTCTGATATTGAAATGTTAAAAGATAAAGCTAGAGATATGCATTACAAAAATGGAAATGGAAATTAAATGATTGAAACAGTAGTGGCATTACTTATGATTGTAAACAATGAAATTAAAGAGCATAGAATCCAAGAGTCTATGTCAACTTGTTTAAAAGGCAAAAGAATCGCAGAACGACAATTAAAAAGTAACAGTAATGTAAGATACCAGTGTTTAAAATCAGAAGCAGAGCTTGAGCAAGATAGCTTAGGTAATGTACATATAAAGAAATTAATATTAAAATAGGAGCAAAAAATGACTTATAGCACAATAGGTGCATTATTTAATAATGACATATCAGTATTAAATTTAATAATACTTTGCGTCATTATGTTTAAAGTGTGGAATTTTAAATGTAAATGTGGGTGTAAACAATGTGGTTAAGTATTGCATCAAAATTAGTCCCTGGAATTATTAAAACAGGAATGTCAATTGCTTCTAATAGAAGAAGAACTAAAGAATTGGAATCAGTTGCAGAAATGAAACACGCAGAACGAATGGCTTCTGGTGAAATAGAATATCAAAAAGCAGTTATTGCAAACAATCAACAAGGATGGAAAGACGAATTTGTTTTGATTCTTGTGTCGGCTCCTGTGATGATCTTAATTTGGTCTATATTTAGTGAAGACCCAGAGATTATGTCAAAAGTCGATATGTTTTTTGATAAATTTAATAATATGCCTTTTTGGTACCAAGCACTTTTTATTGGAGTAGTTAGTGCAATTTATGGTCTTAAAGGTGCAGACATAATGAAGAAAAAGTAATGAAGAAAAAAGAAAAGCAGACAGTATTATGGACCATTTACCATACCGTTTTGGCAGTGGAACTAGCCATAATAATAGTCATAGAACTTTACGAACAAATACAAAGGAGTGGAATATGAGTATATGGGAAAGAGCCTGGATTTGGTGGGATAAAACTCTTACTAAAAGAGGCAAAATGGTTGTAGGATTTTGTGCAGCTATAGTACTTTTAACGATTTGGAATTGGATATTCTAAATGGACGTTAAATATATTGTGGTGCATTGTTCAGCAACACGACCATCACAAGACATTGATGCAAAAACTATCGATGCTTGGCATAAAGAACGTGGGTTTGATAAAATAGGTTATCACTACGTTATAAAAAGAAACGGAAACGTTGAAACAGGTCGTGATGAACAAACTCAAGGCGCGCATGCTTTGGGTTATAACCACAATAGTCTTGGTGTTTGCCTTGTTGGCGGCGCTAACCAAGATGATTATAAAAAAGCTGAAAACAATTTCACAGACGATCAATGGAATAGTTTTGGTTACCTAATAGATCAATTAGAAGATAAATATTTGGGAGTTAAAATTATTGGACATAACGAAATAAGCAAAAAGGAATGTCCAACATTCGACGTACAGGAGTGGAACAATGAGCGAATCAGAAAAGACGAAAAGTAAAGCACAAGAAATAACAACACTATTAATTAATCAAGCACATCAAAAATTATCAAGTGGAGTAGAATTATCAGCAAGTGATTTAAAGGTTTGTTTAGATATTTCTAAAGCTTATGGCATTGAAGAAAAAGAAAAACCTACAAACATAATTGAAAATTTACCATTTGATGAATTAGAAAAGGACCAAAATGAAGAAGAGAAACTATAGACAAGAATATCTTACATACGGTTCTACAACTAAAGCAAAAAAAGATAGAGCTTCTAGAAACAAAGTTAGAAGAGCTTTAACTAGAACAGGAAGAGTATCTAAAGGTGACGGTAGAGATATTGATCATCGTGATGGTAACCCAAGAAATAACTCTCGAAGAAATTTAAGAGTTATGTCTAGAAGTAGAAACAGAGCTAAGCACTAATGGATCCAAGATTAAAAGATTTTAAAAATTTTTTGTATCTAACATGGAACCATCTTAATTTACCTGAACCCACGCCTATTCAATATGATATTGCGGACTTCTTACAACAAGGTCCTAAAAGATTAGTTATTGAAGCCTTTCGTGGTGTAGGTAAATCATGGATTACTTCTGCGTTTGTGTGTCATCAATTATTGTTAGATCCACAAAAAAATATATTAGTTGTTTCAGCATCTAAAAGTAGATCTGATGATTTCTCGACATTTACACAAAGACTTATAAGTGAAATGGAGATATTAGAACATTTACAACCGAGAAATGATCAAAGACACTCTAAAATTAGTTTTGATGTAGGGCCTGCAAGAGCATCTCATGCTCCTTCAGTTAAATCATTAGGTGTTACATCACAATTAACAGGATCACGTGCTGATCTTATTGTAGCTGATGACGTAGAATCAGCAAATAATAGTCAAACACAATTAATGAGAGACAGATTAAGTGAAACTGTAAAAGAATTTGATGCAATTATAAAACCAGAAGTAGGTAGAATTGTATTTCTAGGAACACCACAAACAGAATTTAGTTTATATAATAATTTAGAAGAGCGTGGATTTAAAACACGTATATGGCCAGCTAGACTTCCTAATGATCAACAAAGAATTAGTTATGGAAACAAGTTATCTCCTAAGTTAATAAAGACAAAAGGTAAACCAGGCGATCCTGTAGATTCAAAACGTTTTGATGAAACAGATTTATTAGAACGTGAAGCATCTTATGGTCGTTCAGGCTTTGCATTACAGTTTATGTTGGACACAACACTATCTGATATGGATAGATACCCACTTAAACTAAATGATCTTATAGTTTTGTCCGGTTGTAGTAGTTGGAAAGAAGCTCCAGTGAAAGTATTATGGGCAAGTGGACAAGATAATATTAAAAGTTTAGATCCCGATATTCCTAACGTAGGCTTAAAAGGAGATTACTATACATCTCCAATGCATGTGAGTGATGAATATAAGGAATTCGAAGGATCTGTGCTTGCCATCGACCCAAGTGGACGTGGTGCTGACAAAACGGCATATACAGTAGTTAAAATGCTACACGGATGCTTATATATTACAGACTTCGGCGCCCTCGATGGTGGGTATGATGAGGTTACACTCAAAAGAATTGTATCTGCAGCTAAGAAACAAAATGTAAATCAAATAGTTGTAGAGAGTAACTTTGGAGATGGTATGTTTCTTCAGATATTGCAACCAGTATTACAAAAGTATTATCCTTGTAGTATAGAAGAAGTAAGACACAATGTTCAAAAAGAGAAAAGAATTATAGATACATTGGAACCAGTCATGAATCAACACAGACTTATTGTTGATGACAAACTAATACGTAATGATTTTAATAATCACGAACAAGATCATAGATTATTCTTTCAGATGTCTAGATTAACACGTGACAAAGGGTCATTGAGACATGATGACTTATTAGATTGTTTAAGTATGGCTGTAAACTATTGGACAACAGTAATGGATGTAGATCAAGATCAAGCTGGAGTCGAACACAGAGAATCAATGTTACAAAAAGATTTAGACAGATTCATGGAAAATGCCACAGGTAGACCTCAACGTCGCGCAAATTGGATAGGTTAGGCCTCACCAGAGCGCGTGTGGTGGCCTTTTATCTAGTCCGGTATATGTTTATATACAGGTAGATTGGTACACGTATCGGTATGCCCCTTGTGTATGTCATGGATAGTAATAACGAGATAGATTAATTGGAGCCTCTATTAGAGAAGGGCTCTTATGGTCTCTCTCCCAATAGGAGCTCTTCGCAACATTATGAAATATCCAAAAGTCACTAAGCAGATCTTGAAGGCTGATTATGTACAAATAACATGGTCGGACATCAACAGTGATTCCTCTTGGAAGACACTCAAGGACGCAATGAACAGTAAAGTAACTACTTGTATCAGTACAGGTTGGTTGATTAGACAGGACAAAGATGTACATGTCATAGTGGCTGATGTAAACTTTAATGACGATGGGACACTTGGAGACGTTGGGAACATAACAACAATGCCTAGTTCTAATGTACTTAAGGTTACGAAGGTCCCAAATGTTTAGTCCTGCGTGTGACACGTGTGATCAAAAGGCTGTAATAAAACATAATAATACAAAATATTACTGTGCTGATTGTGAGCTTAAAAGACTCGGAATTCCAGTAAAAAAATCTAAGAGGCTTATTGATATGCATAGGCGCGAAAAGCCCCCTCCGCGATTTTATAGCACTCTGTCACCATTATCGTCACGCGTCGATCCAAAAATCAAATGAATCAATAACAATCAACAGATGATTTATCTCTTTTGTTTGATATTGTGCACGTGATCGCGCGCGCTCGTTTGT